CAAAGCACGAGGCTCATAATTGGTAATCATATTCTCAATTTCAGTCTGCAACGATGATGATGTAATAGGTGAAATAGGTTCAAACAATAATGCATTGATATTTGAACCCAACTCTGGTTGAAATGGTCTCTCGTAATGGTTGGTCAATAAAAGGTTACGAACCGAACGGATCACCGCCATTTCATCATAACTCACAGCAACATCATTGGTTACTGGCTTACGAGTGAAAGTAAAATCAATATCGGAGTATAGTTTCTTTAAGGTTGCCATTTCTTATTTATTCTGTTTATAGGAGTAAAATCGCTTTTTGGAATCTTGAAATTGGCGTAAAAAAATCTTGAGCCGGAACGCAAAATTTCGAAATTTTCATTTTTACGAGTTAATTCTTTCTTTAATCTTGTCTGTACCCACAAAGTTATTGACCAGATAAGTTTCGGTTTCACCCATATTTGTGAATTTCTTTACAGAATTGTATTCATCCACAAAAGTGCGTAAGTTAGTATAATAGGTAACATCAGCGGCCTGCCTAGTCACCAAAAGTGTGTTAGTATTTGATATATCAGAAAGAATCTGTGAAATCTGTGCTTCTGTCAGATTATTGGCTGTAACACCATTATTCAGTATTATCAAATCATTTGCAAGAACTGTATTTGCTGAGCCCACTTGTGGTGCAATCAGTATACTCGTAAAACTGCCTAAAATAGGTGAAGTATTGGTTATGTTGTCGGTTTGATTGGTAATATACAATGCCGTTTTACCTAATCCCATAGCCGTATCATAGTATGGATTCTCAATCTCTTGGCCAACAAATGGTGTGACACCTGATATTCTATTGGTGTGAGCTAAAAATGAAGTTGCAACATTTGCAAGTGTATTTGCAGACGTTTCAATTAAATCACAATTTGCAATTCCTTGGCTAACACCAGTATTTGCCAAGGTTATCATAGTTTGTGAAATTGTGATAATTGAACTGGTATTAGAAGCCACAGGATTTTGATAATAACCACCAACTGTGTTATTAGCAATATCTTGAGCCTGCCAAGTTTCAATAAACGCCGGCATCGAATTTAGGTGAGCTACGGTGTTCGCAGAAAGATTTATTACATCACTATTTGGGTCATTAAAATTATAACCTAGTGTTGCATATACGCCTGTCGCATTGTTAACTAATGCCATTATCTAAACTCCAAAGAAAGGTGTCAAAGGCGGACTGGTTGGTCCTTTTGGTGAATTGTGTATATGGGTGTTATAGATGCCTTTGTTAATAATATCAGACATCAATACAGCATTCATAATACCAAATGTTCCCAAAGGTGCTTCAACTGAAGTTAATGAAGTAATTGGTCCTTGTGAATATACACCCAATAAACCTGCATACAATCCAGTACCAGCATTAATTCGTGTTTCAGCAGTAATTAAATCAGCCGAAGCAGAGCCAGCAACTACCAAATCAGAGTCTATGTAAACATGGTCAGACGCAGCCATACGGATTGCACCACCAAAGTTCTCATTAGCAGTAATTGACATATCACCATCACTAGATTGAGAAATATCACCCACAACTCTGGTGTTCATTTTACCACCAACTAATAGATTGTAATCACCTGCTACCTGAACATTGTGGTCACCTTTAACTTCCATATTGGCATCACCCTCAATGGTAATATTACAGGTACCTTTGATTAGAACATTTTTACCTTTTAAGTAAATCTCGTATCCAGTACCATATACCTTATGCACCTCATCGCCATCAGGATGCATTTCCAAGAAAGTACCTATACGGTGCTGTAACCGAACTCGTTCTCTTGTTGGAGTGTCGTCCATCTCAAAGGAATGACCAGATTCCGTCTGTTGTATGTTATTATATGGATATACTGGTGGAGTTTCGGTATTTCTAGCCGATTCTGGTTCTGTCCAAGAGTTATCTGAAGGTGATGGTGGTAATATTGCCATAATTAAGGTGCCGATTTATTTTGTGATGGTGGTTTGGCCGGAGCTTCGTATGATGCAATAATTGCATTGGCTGCATCAAGTTCTGTTTGATTTGTGGGTATCAAAAGACCAACTGTTGCCGCACCAGCAATATTAACTGTACCTGCTACAACAGCAACTGTTGCGGTTACTGTCTTGGCGGCCGATTCAGCTAAGGCTTTTGCTTCTTTAATGATGTCATCATAATTACTAGGTCCTTCTGAAAAACCCTCTGAAAGACCAGCACCAATATCAGAAAAAACAGAACCAATCAATTTAATTAGTCTTGCCAAACAATCTTGCAGTAAAGCCAAAAATTTTGCAGGTAAACTTAAAATCCAAGCAATAATTTCTTTTAACTTGGCAATGTAAGCAACAACATATTGTTGAAAATCTAAAATTGGCTGTAAAATTTCTTTATTAATACGATTAACTTCTCTAGCAATGGCTTTTAATGTGGTTGCCAGCCAAGAAGCTTCGCCTGTAGGATCAGCAAAACCTAATGCTCTTAAAACTGCTCTAATTGCATCTCTGATATATTTGGCAGTAGCCTTTGCATATTTTTTAAATTCAATATTTTTTTGTATATCGGTAACAAAATCACACACATGGGCTAAATTGTCATTAGCAAAACCAACACTTGTATTAGCCACAATACTTCTTGCACCAGCAGGAACATCAGGATTACCTAGAGTTGGGCCATCATTCACCTGTGTTGGTGTAGGTGCATTAGTTTCGGTAATTTTACCGTTACTTTGAGTTGTCTGTGTTACTTCAGGTAAATTTTGAATTTCATCTGCCATTTATTTGTATATTCCCGGTAAAACACCCATCATGATTGGTGCTTGGCCTGAATCACCATCAATAAAAAAACCAACAATCCAATCACCCAATCGTGGTGCAGAAAATGATTTTGAATTATTAACAGGTAACATCGGTTGAGCCCATGGTAAATCTTGTGTGGGTAGTTCACTTATATTGTCTGTATGCCAACCAAATATTCTAAGTTGACATCTTCCCATACCCAAAGGATCAGCACGGTTCTCAACAACACCGATGAACCAAGTAAATCCATCTTTTCCTATAAAATTTTGCATTATAATTTAACCGTGCTTTGCCAGACACCAGAATCATTGTTAATACCACTATAAGCTTTTGGTGTGCTATCTTTTGCAATTTCAAGAACAGTTTGAAATGCTGTTGGTTGTATAATATGCCTTACAGCGGTTATCAAATATTTACCAGAGTAAAATTCATCCAAGCCTTTTGTTTCTGTAGTTGGTTTTAAAGTTAGTAAATTAAAGTTAATTGTTCGACCAACAGTAATTCCTGAATCACCAGGTATTTTAATCTTTAACACAGTATAGTTTGCCAATGAAATTTGTGCCGTTCTATTTGGCACATATGTTTCAATTGCAATATCTTTTGCAACTCCACCATTGACTGCCTGCTTTATATATGGCTGATTTTGCTGAAAGGCATTACTAGTAGCCACCTTAAATGAGGCGTTGTATGAATCAGCATTTGTTAAACCTAATCTATTTTTTAATGTGTTTGTTGGACTACCAGGATTTAATGTTTTTGCCTGAGATTTGTATTTGAGATAATTAAAATCTGTAACTTTACTTGTTTTGGCCATAGGATCAAGAGATACAAGTCGATTTGATAATGTGCCAGAATTAACATCATTCATCATATCATAAACTTTAACAAACTCATAATCTAAAACACTTATTGTTTTTTCTTGAAATGATTGTGTTTTATCTTCTATACCCTGTTGTTGATATTTGTATGTGGTGTAAATGTCATCTTTAAACATAGATTGTAAAGACCGAAAATTAAATCCATCTCTTGTTTCAAAAAACAACATATCAGCACCAATTTCACCTGCACCTTTAGGCCTTGCATATGTTGACAACCAACTGATTGCTTCAAAAGGTTTGAAACGAGGAACAATAAAATCATTTATACCGTTTGTTCGTTCAATTCTTATCTTTTCTTTTTTTACTTTTAATTTGTCAACCAATATATCAGTAATAACTTTATCGATTTCTTTACCTTTATATGATTTACTAATCTTAGTTTGTTCTGATAATAATAGTTCTTCTGAACAAAAATAAAATGTATAACTTTCGGAGCTTAAGTTACCAACAGGTTTTCTGTCTCCTATTTTGTATACTCGATATACTTGTTTATTTGTATTTGGAGCATTCTTAGTTTTTGCAAAGGTTATTTCTACAAATTCATTTCCTGTTAAATCTAATAATTCAATAAATCCTTGTGCATCTATAATAGTAACATAGCCAGATACAGAAAAACTGTAAATATCTTCATAATAGGATAATTCTATTAACAATTTTTTCATTTCAAATCGTTGGCCAGAACCTGTTAAAAAATTAATAGATTCTAAAGAATAATCTTGTGGATAATAAGCACCAGGATTTTCTACGTCGGTGTAAATATTTTGGTCAATTTCAGCCATATTTTAAGCAACCATCAAATCAGTAAATTGTTTTTCTAATTGTTCAACATATCCAGAATTTAAAATTTTAATACTTCTTTTAGATTCATTTAAATTTAATTCATAATCATAGTAACTCACAGCAGCCTTTGAAATAGTGATTGTTACACTTCCTGTTGGTAATGTATAGGTGTTGGTATTTGTAATCAATGAGTTATATGTAGTTTGGTCAATAATAATATTTTTGGTTGTAGTAGTTTGAGTTGTTGCGTCATATTGTGTAACAATTTTTTCATAATGGTGCACAGTTGAGTATGGATTGAATGATGGATATTTATTTGTTATATAAGCATCAAAGTCATTAGAATTAAGTGGCC